GGATAGGTGAGGTGGACCAGCACTTATCGGTTGAGCAAAATTATTATGAATTCATCCTTATTGAAGAAATGCGTAAAAATCTTTGCAAAGGCACTACTTTGTTAAAATTCACAAAATAAAAGAGCCCAGTAAATAAGTGTTTACCGTGGCTCTTTTATTGCTCATAGACTAATTATGCCCAGGCAGGATTCACGCTTGTTGGTATGACTATCTTTATATGTGTAACGTGCAAAAAGCGTGCAAAATTATTCGGCAATTTCTTTAACTGATTTTGGGGCGGTAATGTCATCTAAATATTGTTCGATTTTGTTATCAGTTTTAACTTTATATTCTTCAATCAAATATGAATAGACCCTTGTAGTTGTTGCTAGATCAGAATGACCAAGACGCTTAGATATTGCATACAGGTCAGCACCACAGTAAAGTAAGTAAGCTACGTGAGTATGCCGTAATGAATGAAAGTGAAACCCAGCACGTTTAATATTTAGGGACTTTAGTGATTCTCGTAGTGTCTTATTAACTGCTGCAGATGTTGGTACAGTTCCGTATTGATTAATGAATATTAAATCTGCACGTTTATGTTGTTTCATCTCGATAAACATATCAATTAATTCTTGATTGATGCGGATAATTCGGTTTGAAGATTCGTTTTTAGTCGGAATTAATTCTTGAGTGCTTTCATTAAGTGCATGTCTAACGGTGATGGTCTTAAAATCAGTGTTAATATCTTTCCACTGTAGCCCTTGAATTTCACCTAAACGCATACCGGTATAAATGGCAGTTAAAATCATTTGGTGCGAAGTGAAGTTCTTGTTAATGTGATTAAATGAATATTCTGAAAGTTGCTGGATTTCTTGAATATTTAAATACTCAATCTTGCGTGACTTTTTGGGATTGAAAACCAATTCAACATTCTCAGTAAAATCCTTAGTAATCATATCTTCATAAATGGCGTTGTGCACGCAAGCTCGAATTAGACTATTTACCTTTTTGACAGTATCCTTTGCATGGTTAGCACCGTAAGCATTAATAAACTGCTGATATTTCCGTCGTGTTATATTTTCAATTTCGGTTTGATTAAAATAATTCTGCAACTCATGGTAGGTGATTATATATCGATGCTGAGTTCGTTCAGATATTTTTGCTTTTTTAAAGTCTTCAAACCAACTATTGAAGTATTCTGCAAAAACGTGAGAATCTTTTTTGTCGTTTGGCAAAATTCCTAATGCAATATTATCTTCGATTGAATTGCTATAAAGCTGTGCGGCTTTTTTAGTTTTGAACCCAGCTTTACTAAAGGTTGTATATTTACCATTACGTTTTTTATAGCTAATTCTTGTTTGCCAACCACCAAAGCGTTTTGTAATTGATGCCATAATACATAACCTCCAGTATGGTATACTAAAGGAGCCATTAAGTCCTTTAGCGATTTAATTCAGGTTGAGCACATCCATCTTCTTGGCGGGAGGGAATGTGCTTTTTAGTACCGTAATAATTTGGTTTTCTAATTAAAAATCGATTTAATTAGACTAATGGTGTTAATTGTACCTTTGCAAATGAATGTAATGTTGTTATTGGACTTGCAAACATAAACTCGACTGCTTTACCACGATTTCTGTTGTTAGAAGTATAGTTTAATGAATATTCGTATTTCTGTTTGGCCATTTTATAATCTTCTTGAATTTGAGGAGCGGTATCGTATGTTGTAATCCAATGATATTGTTTCAGAGATAAAATTTCTTTAGCTAAATCTTTGTGCCCTTGTTCGTTAAATGATGAATAGTATAGTCCGTGCCCTTGTTCAAAATATGGGGGATCGAAAAAGATGAAGCTGTCTCTGGGATTTACTGTGCTACGCATCATTGGAATCATGTCGAGAGCATTTAAACGCGTCAATTTAATTTGAGGCTCAAAGGAATGTATTAAATTAATTTTGTCGATAAGAGTTTTCTTATTGAACCTAACGTATATTTGTGTTTTTCCGGTTTGTGAAATTCCACCTAATGGACCAGCAGTTATGATACCACTGGTATTAGTTCTATTTAAAAAGAGTGTGGAAAATGCTAGCTCAATAGAGTGTTGATGGTTTTTATTTTTATCATAGATGTTCTTCTGATTTTTCCAGAAGTTGACACTAAAGTTAGGACTAACTTTATGCCCAGAATAATAATCAAATGGAACAGATTGAATCAATTCGATGAGCTCATTTGGATTGTTCAAAATTGCATCCCAAACAGAATAGATTGCCTTATTGTAGTCATTGATCCACACTTTGTTTACTTGACCATTCAGTAACAATTTCATTGGAATACCAGCTCCACCAGCAAACGGTTCAATGTATGTGTTACAAGTAGAGTTTAAAGACAGCAGTTGTAAGACAAAGTCATATAATTGTGTTTTACCACCGGGATATCTAAAAGGAGAATAAGTTCTTGGCATGTTCATCACCTCGGGCCTAATAAAATAAAGCACTGTTTAACACAATATTATTTTAGCAGATCAAGCCGTGTTAATTGAGAATAGTAATCATTTGCTAACAAATTGTATTTTGAAATGATTGAGTTAGCGAATATTTTTATTGTTTTCTCGTTTTCTAAAATAAAGTAAGGCATACTTGCCTCAACTATACTAGTGTTATCCTTAAACCAACTTTTTACGTTACTTTCGTAACTGTTATTAGTGTACCGATCAGAATCTGGCCCTTCATTGATTAATGTTCTTTGGTAAAAGGGGATGCTTGCAATGAATTCATCGGCATAAAAGTTAGCATTTTCATCTAGACTTTTTAAATATTCCCAAATCTCCAATTCAATATATGGTCGAAAATCTTTTTCATTTTTTAGATCACAAGTACTGGGTAATAAATTGGGGAGAGATAGAATATCTTTATTGGTTAAGTTCTTTAAAACTGGATTGTCATGAAAAACATATCCAGTGCCTCTAATTTTACTGCTTATTTCATTTTCTGTTACATCTGCATCTAGTATAGTAATATATTTTCCAAAGTACTTAAAATCGTGTCCAATTAGGGTAATTATATTTGTCCAGCCCGTAGATAGATTTAGAAAATCAAATTTTGAAGTGTCTATTTCAAAATTTTTCAGTATTTGCTTAATAAACCAAGTTGCTGCATCATCTTCTGTAATAACAGGGATCCTTGGTGTTTTCCTTCTTTGACCTGATGATGTTAGCAATTCATTTTCAATCCATCTGAATTTTGGATTCTCTTTTATTTCAACTTTTCCATGGCCTTTAGTCAAATACATCAACTCAATATCATTACTGTCTGGTTGTTGGGCACGTTGTTTTTGAATGAAGTATTTTAAAAGGCTGAGTGAATGGGTAGTGAAAACTGTCTGTATCCCAATGCTTCTAGACTCTTTAATAATGAAATTTAGGAGCTTGTTTTGAGCTGCGGGGTGAAGTGAGGCATCAAGTTCGTCTATCAATAGTATGCCTCCAATAAAGTTTTTTCCCTGTTTTTCTTTTAGTTCTTTAAAGGATGCGAATGCAGCAATTAGCTGGTTTAGATTGTCTTGCCCACTCGAATTTCCAAGTGGACCATATAATTTGCTTTCTATTCCCAAACCGTGTTTTTGCGATGTGTCTGACAAGGATAAAGTAGACAAGTTTTCAATAGTGTCGGTTGAATCAAATATCTTTGTATAATTGATCGTGAAATATTTAAGCTGAATATCGTTTAATTTACTCCTTATAATAGATACTTTTTTAGATTCGCCAGCAGGATAGAGACGACTCAATCCTAAATAGTAAGTTGGAAATTCTAGTTTAGATTCAGTCTTTCGCTCACTATTTTTCATTGGAATAATTCGAAATCGAGCTGGTACAGATATCTTAATATCTGTATTATTCGCATCATTTATTTGTTTATCTATTTTTGCCCTCAGTTCTGAAGAGGTAACAGATTTAAGAAAGACTGCGATGTCTTTTTGATTGATTCTTTTGTTTTGCCACATTGTCCTAAAGTATAAACTTGAACTAAACGAATATTGAAAATAGTTCGTGTCGATCTCTTGAGGTAAATCTTCGAAATCGATAGATAGTGCGTTTTTTACGCTTCCTAAGGAATCATGATTTATATCACCTTTAACAATTTCGGCCCAATCAGCACGAAAAGGGTAACCTTGTATGCTTTCCCCCTTGTTTTTGGTTAGTTGACCACAATTGCCCAGCAAAGCTAAGATTTGAGATTTTCCGACCCCATTTTGGCCTGCAATACAAGTTACAAAATGTCCGAGCTTTAATCTTACTTGATTGAATCTTCTAAACTTATTAATATTTAGTTGTTTCGCATACATTGAATATTTCTCCTCGTATATTATTTATGCATATTTTTACGGAACGTTAGTACAGATTAACTGGTAGAAAATGTACTTTTTATTCAGGTTTAACGTGTGACCAATTGTAAATATCGAATAAAATTATTTGTTAAAATTAATTGTAGTTTGATTATCAACACCGTAGTAATTTCCACTATCTTCGATTAGTTCAGCAGAGACAAACTTGTACTGATTTATTTTTTTGATGTCACTCTTTTTAGCAATAGCCTGTAAAAGCCCAGTCTTTTTTGTGCCTGGTTGAATCTTATCGCCGACCAATTCATCTATTGCTCCGTGATTAGATGAAAGCTGGTTACCTGATGGGGTGATTAATTCAACTCCGTTTGAAGAAACGCGCTTTTTACTATTATTTTTAAGAGAGTATCCCAGTTGATATTCATAGTAAGTATTGTTAAGTTTTTTGCCAAAATTATTTTCATCATTAGCACGTTGTGATTTCTTCGTTGTCTCAATTTTTAATAATTTGGCTTCTTTAAAATAATAAGTGGCCGATTTTGTGTCTACTGCCTTATTATGATAATTCTTAATAGCTAATAGTGTGATTTTTCCAGTTTCACTATCCTTTGTGTAGGTTCCAACTTTTTTTAATGGCCCTGACACTTCTTTTGAGTTGGACGAACTTTTATTTGAATTGTTTCCACAACCAGCCAGACCGATCCCGATAAATAAAGCCGCCCCTAGTGTCGCTATCTTTTTAGCATTCATTTACATATCCTCCAATGATATAATAATATTTGTATATCAATATCATTGGTTACTACGTCTCACTGTTTGCGGCAGTGGGGCGTTTTTTTATTTAGAACATTAACTCGTAGAACTTATCTGGTAGACCATAGGCCATTTGTATTTCATTAAAACTTTGTGGTCGGTCGCCATACTGTTCTTTGTATAGGGCGGTAAGTTCACTACATGCAAATAAATTAGCTTCACGTTCCATTTTGCCTTCCCAATTATTTCCAATGGTGTAGAGAGCGGCGCAGGACGTGTGATCTAATCCATGCTTCAATTCGTGAGCCATGACCACATATTTTTCTGGTACTTCTTGCAATTCATCTGACAAGCCAATGTACACATCACCGCTGCTTGCAGTTGTACATATCCCTTTGAGGTTGCCTAAACTAGCATATTCAACACGATAACCTAAACTGTCTGCAATGACAAAAGGATCGAAAGTTCCTAATTTGTCGGCTAATTGATGAACTTGTAGATACAGTTTATAACTGTTCATCAACAACACCTACTTTTTATTATCGTCATTCCGATGCTTTTGTTTATCTTCCCAGAACACACCTTCCAAGAAGGCACGTACCTTAATTTTTGTTTCGTCGTCCATATCCATGCCTTGGAAGCCCATTGGTACATTTGATTTGAGCCACTCATCAAGGTCGATTTTGTCGTCTTCAGTTGCCCAGGAGGGAGCTTTGACTTCATTGCCTAAAAGGTAATCCACAGACACGTTGAAATAATTAGCAACCTTCTGAACCTTGTCTATACCAGGTGATTTTTTCTTCCAGGTATAAAAGTAGTTTTCACCGAACCCAAGTTCAGTAGCAACCTGCTTTAAACTTTTTCCATGGGATTTTGATAATTCTTTTACTCGATCAAACATTGCTGTATCAACCATCCTTTACAACGGATGAATAATAAATTATCCTAAAGTCTAATTTTGCGTTTGACAAAATTACACTATCGGGTTATATTAATATCCGTAAGCTAATTCAATAACTAAACAGGCTATAGAAAAGAATACCAATTAATCCTAGTTTTAAGCGTTCCCCAACGATTAACTAGTGTTAAACGGCTATATAATGGCTTCTTTAACTATGCTTTGATTGTACTCTATAGTGTACAAAATGACAAGTGAATTATCACAAACACTCTATTGGTTATCAAATTAGCTTACATACATAAATGAAAGGAAGTGAATTAAATGCCGACAACATTAGCAGGGCGAGAACTTATCAAGAAGTATATTGATGATCGTGAAATTAGCATTACAAGCTTGGCCGCTACATTTGGTGTAGGAAAGATGTACATGACGCAAGTATTGGCCGGAACCAAGAAGTCTGCAGCGGCTAACGAGCTAGTTTTGAAGATTATTGAGACTTTTAAAATTCGACCACATGAAGGAGATGAATAAAAGATGACGGAAAAATTAGTTTTAAGAAAGCAACATCTTAATGGTAATGGCGGGACCAAGCCAATTTTCGTTGATGTCTCAATTCTTGATTCCATCCGTGAAATTAAAGAAGAGACTGGAATCCCGATGAGAAGGATTGTTGAACAATTTATCTATTATGCGATGAACAATGTTGAAATCGTTGATGACGAGGGAGATGAACAGCAATGAGCCAATCATTATTAGATCAGATTGAAGTAACTGGAACTTTCCGTTTTCCACTACCTGATGGTATGAAGCTTGTTCCCGTTGATTCTCATGGCTATGAAGGTGAGTCACTGACCGGCCGCTGGTGGACTATGAAAGATTTGCGTGAATGGTGTGCTAATAAGTCAGTTGACTGGTTGAAAGATAACATTCTAGAAAACCCACGCTACAGTCGCGAGATTGGAGCAATGGAACGCAAAGGCCAAATCATTCATAAAGGTCGTGGCAGCGCATGGAAGTTTAAAGCCAAGGCAATGGCGGAGTTTTTGGATAAACACGGCGAAGAGCTGCCATGGTAACGAAGGGAGGTGTTACGGATGATTGAAGGTGCATTGATTGGCAGCGCATTAACTTGGCTGTGGTTTAAGCGGCATGAAATTATTAGTTGGTTTGGAATTTAAAGGAGAAAACGAAAATGAGTAAAGAAACAGTAGAAATTAATGGCGTTAAATTTGAGGTTGACATGGACACTGCTAAGCGGATTGATACCTTCAAAGTTGGTGACGATGTTCGGTTGTTGGACAAACGGTACAATTCATCGGCAATTTACACTGGTGTGATTCTTGGGTTTTATAACTTTAAAGAATTGCCGACTATTCAAGTTGCTTATTTTAAAGATAGTTTCAGTGGTGCAACCATTGATTTTGTGAATATCAATTCAAAAAGTGATGACTTCGAGTTACTACCATCAAATAAGTACGAAGCGGACTTTGATCGAGACACTGTAGTAGGTTCGCTCAATCAGCAAATTGAGTCAAAAACATCCGAAGTGAAGTCTTTAGAGGCGAAAAAAGCCTGGTTCTTGAAATATTACGGTAAATACTTTGTGAATGATGGTGAGGAAGATGCAAATGAGGAAGGGTAGCTATAAGCCGTTTGAAGAATGGCGAGCAAAACAAAATACCTGCTACCGGGTGCAACCAGTAACAGATACGAAATTGAAAAATAATCAAATTAAATTACATGTTTATGGTACATCACGGAAGAACCTATGGCAACAACTGAAAGGGACATTTACACATGAATAATTACAAATCACAAGCAAAACATTGGTATCGAAAGCTAATGAAGACACCAGACGGCTATGTATGTTTAGCCACCTATCGGTTCAAACGGTGGCAACATTACAAGAGCTTGGCACGGCAAACGGCATTGGATCATTTACGAGGTGAAGACCATGCGGACGTTCAACCAGAAAACAATTAATCCAGGTATGGCTTACTGTGAGTGTCTTGGATATCGGTACTTCTACGAAGACTCAACTCAGTTTCTAGCATGGTTAATGGGTGTGTTAAGCCCTGAAGCAATATTAGACAAGGTTGGTATTCAAGAAAAGGTGCGTGAATAAAGTGATTCCAGGATATGATGAATGGCTAGAGCCTCCGGAAGATGATGAGCGGCCTACTAAGGAAGAATTAATTGAATTAGGTGTGATTGGAGATGATGAAGAATGAACTTATACGAAATGGCGACCAACTATCGCGACTTAACCAACCGTGATGATCTGAACCCAGACACCATTGCTGATACGCTCGATGCGTTAACTGACTCGATGAACGTGAAGGTCGATAACATTGCAAGCTGGATAGATGAGAACCAAGCGAATATTGATTTCTTGGATAAAAAAATGAAATCGTTCCGTGAAGAAAAGCAACGGTTAAAGAACTTGAACGGCCGGCTAAACCATTACGTCACGGACACACTTGATCAAGCCGAAATTAAGAAGCTAACCACTGACCAACACATTGTTTCAGTTCGAAATTATCGTGCGTCCACGGTGGTGAGTGAACCGGATAAACTCACAGCTGATTTTGTAAAAGTAATTCACGAATACCAGCCGAATAAGGCGGCAATCTATAAAGCTTTGTCAGCTGGCAAGAATGTGCCCGGCGCTCATCTGGAACCGAATCGGAAGGCAGTTATTAAGTAATGTTCCAGCTAAGAGATTACCAGCAAGAATCAGTTGACGCTGTCTATAACTCAATCATTCACGGCCATCATTCAATCGTAGTTCAATCGCCGCCAAGAACTGGAAAGACGGTAATCATGGCCGATATCGCACGTAGGGCAACAGCTAAAGGCAACCGGGTATTGTTTATCGTACACCGGAGGGAAATCCTAGAACAGGCTGAGGTCACGTTTAAGCAAGATGACGTTAACATGTCGCTTTGCAAGATGGGTATGGTTCAGACCATTACCCGGCACATTGATGAGTTAACCAAACCAGCCATCATCATGATTGATGAAGCTCATCATGCACTGTCGAAGTCCTACCAGAGAATAATTCAAGCGTTCCCTGACGCGCTCAAATTGTTGTTCACTGCGACACCATGGCGAATGGATGGCAAAGGACTAAACGTAATTGCTGATGATATTGTGCTAGGTAAACCTATCAGCCAGCTAATTGACCAGGGATTCCTAGCGCCAGTTGATTATTACGCGCCATCCGAAATTGATGTAACACAGCTTAAAACTAAGCGCAATGGTGAATTTGACGAAAAAAGTATTGATCAGGCCGTTAAGCCAAAAATCTATGGCAACGCGGTTCGCCATTACTTGAAACTGGCCCCCGGTAAGCAGGCTATTGCCTACGCCTACAATGTGGCGAGTGCTGAACGGCTAGCGGACGCGTTCAACCAAGCTGGCATAACGGCACGGTCGGTCTCTGGGAAGACGGACCAGCGGACACGTGAGCAGATTGTGGCAAGTTATCGTGCTGGCAAGATTCAAGTGGTCACCAATGCGGAGTTATTCACGGAAGGCTTAGACTTACCGAATGTTGATTGCGTGATTATGCTACGTCCGACCCAGTCATTAGCACTTTACTTGCAGTTTGCCATGCGGTCGATGAACCCACGCGAAGGTAAGCGAGCTATCATCATTGACCACGTTAACAACGTCGAACGGTTTGGACTGCCAACAATAGACCGGCAATGGATTCTAGGCGGCCGGGACAAGCATTCGAAAAGTAGTAACGGTAGCCCGATTAAATCAGTTTCAGTTTGTCCGGAGTGCTTCGCAACGTTCTATCGCAAGGGCGAGACCTGCCCGTTTTGTGGAGCTGAGCTAGGCGAAGAGAAGATTATCGAAACTGATGAGTCGATTAAGCTGAAAAAGATTGAGGCTAACAAGCGGTTGGCATTAGCCAAAGAGATTGCGGAAAATAACGCAGCCAAGGCCGTTGCCGATAAGTCCCCCGCAGAATTAACCAGCTATGCGGAGATTAAGGCATACGCCAAGTTGCACGGATATAAGCCCGGTTGGTCATTTTATCAGGCGAAGATGAGGGGACTGATTAAACGGTGAAAACACGAATAACAGAGCTACGAGAGCAACGTGGGCTTAGTCAAGGGAGTTTAGCTGATTTAGTTGGACTGAAAGACAACACAATTTGCCAGTATGAAACGGACAAACGAACGCCGAATATATACGTGCTTATCAAATTAGCTGATATTTTCGGTGTGACCATTGATTATTTAATTAAAAGGAGTGATAGAAATAATGTCAATTCTTCCAAAGAATGAACCAATAAAACCTGATTTATCGCCACACAATTTCTTTATTTGGGGAGACACGATGTCCGGCAAAAGTTATCTGGCGGAGCATTTTCCGGATTTAGTAATTCTTAGTACCGACAAAAATGCTAAGGCTGGCACACGGCCACCGGTTCCATTTTATAGAGAAGAGGGGAAACCACCATTTAGTGTAATTGATAGGCTACGGCAGACAATTGCAGAATTACAAATCAATAAAGATGGTTTTAAAACCGTTAGTATCGATGTTACAGAGGATTTGATAAGCTTCATTGAACGTGAGTTGTGTGAAAAGGAAGGGGTGCCTACTCTAGGTGATTTTAAGGGCTTTGGACGTGGCTACACATTAATGGATATGACTATAAAAGCATTAATCCAAGATATTAGGTCTTTACCTATGAATGTTATTTTTATTAGCCGGGAAATTGACGACAAAGATGATTCTAACAAAAAGCTTCCAGCCATTAAATCTAAGTATTATAACCTTGTGACCGGAAACTGTGATATGTCAATTCATACTCAACAAGTTGGTAATAAATATTATCGAAATGTGGATAAAAAGCGGCGTAAGTATAAAGCAAGTGAAATTGCTGACCCACAATTGTTACACGTTTTAAAAAATATTCCTGGTGCGTTAGTACCAGAAAACCAAACAAAGAAAGTAGGTAAATAAATATGAGTTTATTAGATATTGCAGCAAACACTTTAGACAACTTTGACCCAAAGAATGATTCAGTCAACGCAGGTAGTACAGGGTTACCAGATGGAGACTACTTAACTGCTGTGGAAAGCATCGAACATCGATCATTCGATTCAGGTTGGGATTGCTTACAGATCGTGTTCACGGTTCTTGATGGCGACCACGCTGGTGAAAAAGAGTACGATCGCATTAGTTTTGCCACTAAGAGTAAAGCAGGAAAGGCGATTCCAGATTTCATTCTTAGCCGTAGTATTAAGTTTGTCATCAAGCTAGGCTCGCTACTAGGCGTTGAGATGAAGCCAGAATACTTTGCTAGTGAGAATGAAACTGATACGCACGAAATGTTAGCTAATGTACTTGCACCAGAAAAGGGCAAGTCGGTGATTTTACACGTCAAGCATCGGCCAAACAAGAAGGATCCCGACAACCCCTACGTTGAATATGACTTAGATGCAACTGAACAGCCTGAAACTGCAGACATCACGGATGCAGACTTACCTGGCGACTTAGGTGGTGCGCCAATACCAACAGACGCGGACGCACCAGCAGAACCAACAGATGAAGCACCGTTCTAAATTAATAATGCAGTGCCATTAGACCACCGTGCGGGTGTAATGCCCGTTAATTTACAGAAGGAGGCCGGTCATGCGTAATTTAGTTAATTATGCAGTTAGATACGCCAAAGCGGGGTTCAGCGTCCTGCCAATGATTGGCAAAAAACCGATGATTAAGTTCGCTGACCAGCCCGCCTTGACTGTTGATCAGATCCAAAGTTATTGGCGGTCACACCCGTACGCACAATTAGCGCTACGGACAACTAATTTCTTTGTAGTCGATATCGATGAACATTCCAATGGCGCGGATGGGTTCCAATCGTTTAAAGATTATGATCACCCTGAATATTTCCGTGATACATTATCGCAGACTACTGCGGGTGGTGGCCGACAACTGTTTTATTTAAAACGTGATGATTGCACGATACAACAACGTATTGGATGGTTGCCGGGAGTCGACGTCAAAGCTCACGTCAACAATTACGTGATGGTGGCACCATCGGAACGGAATGGTCACCATTATAAATGGGAAAATCATAATCCAATCGTGACGGCATCGCGTGAATTGGTTACTGAGATTAACGCCACCCGTGATGATGCGGTCGATGCAACGACGGATTTGAAAATCGACTACACTGAAAAATCAGGAACAGCCACGTTGTTTGAAACCATTGTCGACGGTTTGGGTGCCACCGGTGGTCGTAATAATGCATTGGCAAGTTTTGCCGGCGGATTGTTATTTCGGGGTGTAGACCCGCGGGCAGTCATTCAGCTAGGCTTACTGGCAAATGCAAACACGGACGATTCACTGACTCAGCGAGAAGCAAAGACAACAATTGAATCGATGATTAAGAAAGAAATTAGACGAAGGGAGGCTAACCAGTGAGCGCAGAGGAAGAAGCAGACAAGCTCCGCAAGTTAGAGGAACAGCAGAAAGTTGTACCGCTGAAAAATCAAATTAATTTTATGGAAACGGCTAAAGGTGGCATTAAGGCGAATTCATTGGAAAATGTTTGTCTGATATTAGAGCACGATCCACTGCTTAAAGGCAAATTCGCGTATAACGAATTTAGTTATGAGACGGAGTTCATGGAAGATTCAGCCGAATTAATGTTAGAACATGGACCACTACAAGATGAGTTCACACCAGCAGTACAGCGGTACATCGAACGTAAGTATAAAGTCATGTTTACGCCAAAGTTAATTGATGCGGCGGTTACCGAAGTGTCACGACGTAACGTATTCAATCCAGTTATTAATTATCTGAACGAATGTTACAAAAAATGGGACGGCGTTACTAGGGTGGCTGATTTCTTGCCGGTCTATCTCGGCGTTGAAAAATCACCAGTGACAACATTACAGACCAAGTTATTCTTTGTCGGTGCAGTAGCCAAAGTATTCAGACCAGAAACTAAATTTGATTTCGTATTGGACTTGGTTGGTGGTCAAGGGACTGGTAAGACCACCTTGCTTAAGCGTATGTCAAATGGTTGGTACACTGATCAGTTCACTGACTTTGAAAACAAAGACAACTATGGCAACATGATGCGGGCTTGGATCGTGAACGATGATGAAATGACCGCGACTAGTCATAGTAGCTTTGAAATCTTGAAAAAGTTTATCTCAGCTGAAATTGTTGAATACCGGCCAGCATACGGGCGCTATACCGTCCGGCGATATAAAAACTTTGTGATGGCACGGACGACTAATGAAGTGACTTACTTGAAGGATAAAACCGGTGAGCGGCGTTTTATGCCGGTGATGGTCAATTCAGCACTACAGAAGAAGTCACCGATTACTGACTTGCCGCAGGGAACGATTGATCAGCTATGGGGTGAGTTTGCCAGCTACTATCGTGACGGGTTCCGATTCGGATTAACGCAGGAGCAGGAGCAAATGATGGCAGACAACCGTGAACAATTCATGTACATTGACGCCGAAGAAGATGCTATCGAACAATCACTAGCTCAAATCAAGGGTGATTTTGTTACGAGTTCCGAGATTGCATTCAAGATGGGAGTTCCGGATATTGTTAAAAATCGAAAGTTGGCAAACAAAATTAAGTACGTTATGGATAACAAAAAGGAATGGCACGCGACACAACGACGGATTAAGGGTGTTCCGAAACGTGGATACTCGCGAGTGAAGTCAGAGTAGTCATAGTGTAGCAAGTATAGAGACTACGCCTGGGCCCTACGGCCCCAACGTATATATT